ACCGCCATTGAATAGCTGTTGACCGAATAGACCAGTACCTGCCCAGTTACCAACATTGTAGAAGTTTTTGTCGGGCAGTCTGATCTTTGCCGCAATAGGCACATTAGCATCTGACGGGTCATGGTAGGCAAAATAGGTTCTATCAGGCTGATCCAGGATTCCGTAGGTTTTGGCGGTGGCGGTGGTTAAACCTCTATCGACAATAGCTTGATAGTTACCTGTAGTCAGTGTTCTCTCCACTGCACTGAAGTCTGGTTTAGCCTTTGGCTCAGTAGACACTGGCACAGAGATATTCCAAGTCTCCTCTCTAACCTGACTACTGGGCGTGTATTTATGACAACTGTGACAGAATGTACTGCCGTTGTCGTTGATCTGTAGCGCGTCACTGCTACCGCAGTCAGGGCATGGTTGATGTATTTTAGCCACTACAAAACCTCCTCATATACCCTGCCATAGCTAATCAGTACAAAGGGTAGATGCAACAATATCCCTTCAAAGGGCATAGCCTCAGTCTGCTCAGTCTCTCTGTTATACACCCACACTGCTCTACTGTCGGCAAACTCCAGAAATAAACCGCAACCGTTAATTAACTCTACACTTAGCATTCTACCGAATAACATCATTTTAATTTCTCCTCTATACGTTCGTTATCTGCCAATATCTCAGCCTTAGCCTCATCAATCTCCCATTGCTCCATAGGCGGGTATTCGTCTGCGTCTGGCAAATCAAAACCATATGGCTCATCACCATGCAACCAGTCCTCACAACTACCATTCCAGTTTCTGCCCATTACTGTTTCTCCTCAGTGAATTTACTGAATATCATATCATACTCTGTACTCTCAGCGATGAACTGTACAATCACTGACGGGTGTACCTTATAGTGATTAGAAGCCTCTTGCAAGCTAAAAACACCATTGCTAATATCTGCTGCCGCTTTAAAGACTGCTTGTATCTCAGGGTCTAGCGTTCCTTCTAACATATATTTTTTAAACATTATAACTTTCTCCTTAGCCATTGTGATGATTTTTCCTGCGTCTCTGTCTCGAATACAGGCCATATTGAACGTGTTACTTTCTTACTGATAAAATGCTCATCAGTAACAGTGTCGCCAGTGCCTACTCTACTTCTTATGGTAGTCGGTGACTGTTTAACCAGTTTAGCTAACACGTGCATTGTATACAGTTTACCCTTCACTAGTCTAGGGTCTGTAGTTTCGTTGCGATAATACCTTATCTTTCGTCCCATCTTTAAAATTTCCTTAATTTATGATAGAATATTGCACTATATAGTTTCTTAAACGCTTTTTAAAGCACTTTAATGTTAATAATTAATAATTACCTCTTAAACATCTATATCAACGCTATTATTGACTATATAGTCCAGAATCACCCTCTCTCTAATCGCTGTTAACACTTCAACACCGCATCTATATGGTAAACTCTGCACTATATCAACAAATTCATTGATAGCAGCAGTCCTGGTGTCGTTGTCTTCTATATCACTGAAAAATGCAAAGTTACTCTCTCGCATTGTCACCTCTCTCTTGGTTAAAAAGTTCCGTAGCATTTGACACTACTCTCTCCAGTAGTTCAACTCTCCCAAGCCTATTTTGTGACCCAAATCAGCTTTTCGGTCACGTTTTAAACTCTCTCTGCTCTCTCTCTATTGTCTCTCTATTGTCTCTCTGTTGTCTCTCTATTACGGGAAACAAGTTAAACAAAGTTTAAACACTGGCGACAATAGCAAACAACGCTGTGCTGCACAGTAATACGCCATAGAACGCCATAGAATGCGTTTTAACAGAGTTTACCTGGTTATTGGTGCTAGGGTATAGGCTGCAACTAAATAGGCTTAAAACGGCTTATATTAGCTCGGCATATTACAGACAAAAAAAACCCTAGCTGTGACACTAGGGTAAAGGATTGCAACAACACTAGGGGAAATTAGTTTTCTTTATTGTCTTTTTTAATCTGTTTTAAACAGCCATCACAAATTTTATGTTCGCCTATGTAATTAATGTTGGAATAATATAAGCCGTCACAATTTAATTGGCCGCAATTATCGCACTCTGTTTTATATGGTTCTGTTTTCATTACTCAGCCCTCTCTATTGCGGGATATTCTCGACGCAATCGCGCCCAATGCTCTGCTAATGTTTTTTGATTAGCACTATTAGCAAAGTATGTAGTTTGTAATAGTTTGGTCTCTGCAATGCATTTTTCTTTAATTATAAACTCGTACCCGCGCTTCTTTAATTCCATGCCCGCATAATGCATTTGATCTTGATATTGCCCGCATTTGGGATTCTCTGGATTAGCACAAATAGCTTGGTGACAATCGCGCAATATGTAAATTAGACTGTCACTATCCTTTTTTGCATATAGTGCCATTGTTTCAGAATGCCATTGACCAGTACCGTCGTTATATTCTGTCATTGTTCTACCGCTCCATTAAAATTGTTTTTAATTGCTTTACAGTTTTACCCGTTATTGCTGATAACTCTGCCAGTGTGATATTACTACCGTCATAATATGCCTTTATATCGTCATTAGTCATTGTATACATGTTAAACCTCTACTGTTTTAATTATGTCTTTAAACTGCTTTAGATTGGCACTAGTAACAAAAAAACTATTGCTGTGTGCATCATCGTAAGCGCGCTGCTTTTTATTGCTGCCTTTGCGCGTCAATGCGCCAATAACTTTATCGTCAAGATGCCGCAAATCAGTTTTATCAAAATTAGATAGATTATCTGGTATTGTTAAACTATCACTTGCAATTAGCTTTGTATTAAATGCCATTGCTATGCGGTGACCCGCTGTAACTGCTTTACGCAATGCCGCCCTACTTTGCTTACTGTACATACTGCCAGAAAATGTCAAATCATAGTTTACAAGCGTATTTTTACGGACGCGCGACAATTCCTTTGTATAATCATAAAACTGGCTATTTGGTCGCGCTTTGTAGATATCGCTAAAATCTAGATCACTAGTACCATTCAATCGGAATAATACGGGCAATTGATTAGGCTTTGATGCTTTGCGCTCTGCTTTATCAATTTCTGCTAATATTTTAGACTTGAAATAGTCTGGTCTTAATAGCATTAATATAGTGCGCTTTGTTGCGGCATTCTGTCCGGTAGACATTCCCAATTGGCCGCTATCGATTAAGCATGGTTCTTTACAACCTGCTTTATCGGCAAATGAACATAGCGTTTTAATTGCTACTTTATCAGCGGGTTGTAAATACATTACATAGCTATCGTATTTATCTGAACCCTTTTCTAGCTTTGTGCTACTACCGAAAAATTGCATAGTCTTATTTAGATAGTCGATATTATCTATAGCCCATTGTTTGGCATTGTCGTTTATTAAATCGCTCTGCTTTATTTCGCTATTGGTTATGTTGTGCATTGCATTAACTCCCTAGTTAAATAGTGTTGATAGTGGGTTGTTGATCATAAAATAAACTCCAGTAAACAGCAAATAATTGATGGCTGCTATGGTGCTATACCCAATTACAGAGACTAGAAAGTCTAGTTTAGCCTCTCTTTTTTGTTTGCGGATCATTGCGCTATTCATTTTAGTTACCCCATTTTAAAGATAGATCAATCAACTCTCTGGCGTGCTCTGCTATATCATCAACTAGACTGCTAGGCAGTTTATGATGGTTTTCAAATACCCAAACTATCTCATGGATATCTGCACAACCATTATCATTGTTTAGATACAATTCCATAAACTCGCTAACAAATGCTACATATAAATCTGTTTCAATATTCATTGTGTCACCTATTTAGTGTGTTGTTGTTTATGTATGTACATAATACTACATTGTCAAACAAGATCAACAGCATATATAGAACATTATGTTATAAGCATATAACCAAATGCTATAGCTACTATTTATTAACGCGCGCACGTGCGAGTAACATACAAGCTATTACATAGTCAACTACATAGTGTGACCGCATTGGCTATCCTGGTCATGGTAGGCTATATAGTACCCACTAACACACTCTCACTTCACTGTACAGAATCTTCAGTGACCAGATCAGTCTGCACAGTCACACTAAAGTCTTGACAATCTGTGCAGCCTTGTGCCAGGTCTACAGCGTGACCAACAGAGCCTACATAGTCACTTTCTAGGCTTGACAATCGCTGTAGGCTGTGCTAACCAGGGCC